CTGATGTGGTAGCCATCAATCCAAGGACCAGGGAAAAGATCCGGGCCAGATGCCATGACTATTTCACTTACCCCTGGCAAGATCTACCCGACAGTTTCTGCCTTTTGCATTACGGGATCACCAAGGGCAAGCTCCGGGTGGCCCTGGAAGAAAAATTCCCTGAGTTCAGGGGCAAGGAAATGGTCCGGTTCCTGATGCTGGAAGCCAAGGAAGAGGACAACCGGAATTAGGATTGATATGGAATACATTGATCAATCCAGGATAATCGAGGCCACCAGTGACGGATATGCCGTCTTTTCCCATTATTTCCCGGGGGTTGATTTTCATGACCGCAAGCATTTTGTCAAGGTCCGCTCATCGGAAAAGACGGCCAGTGCCAAGGTAAGCTATTACAAAGGTCAGTGGCGGATCACCGATTTCGGGAACCAGGGGGAGATCAACTCCATGGGACCGGTCTCGTTTGTGATGTACCAGGAAGGGCTCATGTACAATGACGCCCTGCGCTGGATTGAGGAGGTGATTATCCGTCACTCGGTAGGCCGGGATGATTTCCACAAGCCCTTGTACAAGGCCGATTATTCCATGAGGGAGGTGGGCCCCCAGGATAAAAAGGGGGAATACCTTTTCACCTACAAGCAGGCTCCCACGGAGGAGGATCTGCGCTCCATCGGCCGGTATGTAACGGCTGAGCTGCTGGAGCATTTCAATTTCAAGGCGGTGGAAAAGTACGAGATGTGCTCGTATTCCGAAAAGCACAAGCGTGACGTGGTGCATATTTTCAAGAGTACGGTGGACTACCCCATCTTCGTTCTGGACCAGGGGACCTTTAAAAAGATCTACAAGCCCCATGAAATGGATAAAAAATACCGGTTCAGTTACGTGGGGCAGAAGCCGCAGAACCACATCTTCGGGATGAGCCAGCTTAAAAGCGTGGAGAATGAGTTTGTGGACCAGGATGGCAGCTACAATTACTCGGGAGCGGAGTACAAGCAACCGGTGGTCCGGGATCTGATCCGCTGCAGCGGGGAGTCGGATGCCCTGAACGTGGCCAGCCTGGGGTTTCATGTTTATTGGCTCAACAGCGAGAGCGCGGAAATGGATCACAAGCAGTTCACCGAGGTGGACAACCTTTGCGACAACCATTACCAGCTCATGGATCTGGACCCCACGGGGCAGGCCAATGCCTTGAAATTCGCTAACCGGCACATCAATCTTTACACCATCCAGCTCCCGGAGTGGCTCAGTAAGCGCAACGACTGGAGGGGAAATCCCTGCAAGGACATCAAGGACTTCATCAATATTGCCGGGAGCAACCAGGATGAGACGCTGCACCAGTTCAACATTCTGCGGCGCAGGGCCTTCCCCATGAGGTTCTGGCAGCGGATCCTGAAAAAGACCAAGGAAGGGGAAACGGAGGTCTCCTACAACATCAACCTGGAGAACTACTACTATTTTCTGCAGTCGCAGGGGTGGTATATCACCGACTCGGAATACCACCGCAAGGCCGGCTACTGTTACGCCAGGATCCAGGGCAAGCGGGTGGACCTGATCCATCCCGAGCAGGTCAAAAAGATGATCAAGCGTTTCACCAAGGAGTGGGTGCGCAGCAAGGGATTGCTGGACGAAGTGGCCATATTGAACAAGATCAACTCTTCCAACCAGATCGGGGAAAACAACCTGCAGGAGCTCAAAGAGATCAAATTGAGCTTTGTCAATCACAGCAAAACCGCGGAGTGGCTTCATTTCACAAAAGCCAGTCTGCGCATCACCCGTGACAAGATCGAGCGGGTCAATCATGACCAGGTTCCCAACTTTATCCTGGGATCGATCGACGTGAACGGAAAGAACATCACCCATGTGATTGACCGCCCGATATGGGTGGAATCCCGTCCGGCCATAGAGGTGGAGGCCACCCCGGAGTACCGGGAACTGCTGGAGAGGATGGAGCGTGCACGCAGCCATCAGGAGCGTGAGGACATCAACGTGGAGGTGGCCAATTTCCCCGAGCTGGACCGGTACAGGGTCCAGATCAATGATCCGGATTTCATCTGGGTGAGGTTTTTGAAGGACATCACCCATATTTACTGGGAGAAGGAGCTGGAACAGGGATTGAAGCTAACCGGGTCAGAGCAGAAGGAGCAGGAACTGCTGCTGGCGAACATCATGTTCGTGTTGGGATTTCTGACCTCCCAGTACAAGAGTCCGGGGAAGCCGTGGCTGGTATTTTTACAAGATCTGAAAATCTCGCAGATCGGCCAGAGCAGCGGCCGAAGCGGGAAGTCCCTGATTACCCAGGCGGCCACCCTGGCCCGTCCCAGCTTTTACATCGGGGGAAAGCGCAAGGACATCACGGAAAAGACGGAGTTCATTTACGACGGATTCACCCGGTTCCACAACATCATCGAGGTGGACGACCTTTACGAATTTGCCGACTTCAATTTCTTCTACACCCAGGTATCGGGAAAACGGGAGGTGAATTCCAAGCACATCAGCAAGCAGATCCTGGACTACCCGGAGTCCGGAAAAATGGTGATCAGCAGCAACTATGAGCTGCAGAACACGGACAACAGCACCATGGCCAGGATCCTGAACTGCGCCGTTTCGGATTACTACCACGAAAAAACGAAGTACAATAATTATAAGGAGACGCGTTCGCCGCTGCTCAAGTTCGGCCGGGAGCTGTTCACGGAATTCACCGAGGAGGAGTGGGTGAAGTTTTACAACTTCATGGCTTATTGCATTCAGCTGCAGATGCGTTTTTTCAAGATCCAGCCGCCGATGGACAACCTGGTCAAGCGCCAGCTGCGCAGATTGATGACCCGGGGACTATCCAGGGACGAGGAGTTTTTCACCTGGGCCAACAACTATTTTGTGGTGGCCCCCTACCCTCGCCCGGAGATCAGCCCGGAGGAGCAGGGGTATTTCAACGTACTGATCCGGCGCAACGCGGCATTCGAGAACTTCCGCAAAAGCCTTACGGATGTGCAGATGCGCAAGTACAAAGCCCAGCAATTCCGGACAAGTCTGGAGGCGTGGTGCGAATACCACGGCTTCGAGCTCAACCCGGTGCACCTGTGCACGGGCAAGAATGCCCAGGAGGAAAGGCGTATCATCAAGACCATCGAAGGCGTGACCACGGAGTGTTTTTACATCAGCACCCTTCCACTTCAGGAAAAAGAGGAACCCAGGGAGGAAGAGACCATCACAGCGCAGGAAAAGAAGTTACTCCCATTTTAGGGGATCAGGGATATTCGGGACTTGTTGAAGCCCGTTTTTTTCATAGTAAGTTTTCCCGGGCCGGCCACAGTGCCGGTCCGGGTTTTTATCGTGGGTTCGTTTCAAAAAGCTATAACTAAAAATTTAGTTTAAAGGGGCATTCAAAACAAAATGCCACCAACCTAAAGTTTGAATAAAGAGGTTGTAATTTGTAATTTATAGGATAAATAAAAGAATAAGAGACATTTATAAAATTACAAATCAATTACAGAATATTTTCAAGTTTGTAATTCTGGCTTTGAGCCCGGCAAAAAACAGGGCACCAGTGGCCAGAAAAAGCCAGGATTACAGAATCCAGGGCCCCTCCCCCATTTTTGTAATGGCTCAACACCAGGGGATTAAAAATGGATTACAACTCGGGAAAAATCGGGTTGTAATTTGTAATCCATTGAATATCCAAAAGATACAAGGCCAAAATGGCCCAAATTACAAAAATGGGGCACTTTTCAGGGATTTTAACGGGGTATGGTTTTTCGGGGGGACTCCTCCATAGAGTAACTCTTATGCCAAAAACAGGTGGTAATTAGCACAAATCAGTACCTATTAGACCAGGACCTTACAGATCAAATGAGGTACATTCACCCCGAAAACAACCCGTGACATGAAAAAACCAGACATAGACCTGGAGAGCAAACCCAGCATCACCATCGATCTGAAACCACACCTGGAGGCCTATTGCCGAATGGTGTTCAACTCCCCGGTAAAGCAGAAAAAGATCATACTCAGCCGCCGGCACCACATCGGCAAGCTGATCTTCGGGCACATCTTTGCTGCCGACACCAAGTTGACGCGGCCTTTGATGGACAACCCGGTGACTTTTATTTTACCCACGCCGCGGACCGAGATCGGCTACATGTTGCAATACCGGAATATTTACTTTCCGATGTGGTGTATGGATCTGATCAATGACTGCATCGAGGCGGACTTTCGGCTATGGCTCAGGGAAAGGTTCTGGGTCGGATATGAACGCAAAGGATGGGAGCAGCAGCGGATCGTTCTGGCCATCCTTCGCAAGATCAATCTGCGCAATAATGCGGTCAATTTTGACATGATCAAGAAAATCGACTACCGCAACCGGCGGGAGAATGAGGAAAAGGACGCCCTGGAACTGTGCAACTATGAGTGAAACAGGCTGGTAGAATAAAATTACAGAGAAGGGGACAAAAAGGGGTGCAATGACATTAAATAAAAAGTGATATGAATGCAGGGATCATCACCAGGGTGGAATACCGGATTGAGGGGGAGCAGCAGTATAAGGTCATGGAATTTACCTTTTACTCGGCCTCCTTTACTTCGGAGATCAAAAAAACGGAAGCCGGATTAAGCCATCACCTGCAGATTGACCTTCGGATTCCAAAGATTACCAAAACCACTTCAGATACGCTTTCTTCCCTTTTGGGGCGCAAGCTCAATGTCCGATTTACGGATGGCAACGGCAGGGTTCACATGGCTGGCAACGCCAGTTTTCCCGCCCGTTTGGTTTACAATACGGGGATCCGTGGAAATGCGGGAAGCTGGAACGGTTACGAGGTGACCATCAGGCAGGAATCCCCGGCAGCGTACACGGTTACCGACAATTAGGGTCCTTTACTCAAAGCGGGAATAAAAGTAAAGTTGTAGTGTGATCCATTACTGCTTTACATGAGCAAGCCAAGATACTACAGGATTGAGGACCGTGCCGGGGAGGCCGACATCATGATTTACGGGGTGATCGGAGAGAGCTGGTTTGAGGAGTCGGTAACGGCACGGCAACTGGTGGCCGACATCCGGGACCTTGAAAAAAAGCACCAGCGGATCAACGTACGGATCAATTCCCCGGGCGGGTCTGTATTTGACGGTCTTGCCATTTTCAATGCACTGCAAAGCTCCACGGCCGAGGTCCACACCTGGAACGACGGTCTGGCTGCTTCAATGGGTGCGGTGTTGCTTATGGCCGGAGAAAAGGTGCATGCAGCGCGCAACTCCCTGATGATGCTTCACTCCCCTTCCACCGGCGTATGGGGGAATGCCCGGGAGATCCAGCAGACCTTATCCACCCTGGACAAGGTTCAAAACAGCCTGGTGGAATGCCTGCTTACCCGAAGCACCAAAACCCGGGAGGAGATTATCGGGAGCTATTTTGATTACTCAGACCATTGGCTCAGTGCAGAGGAGGCCCAGCAGGAGGGGTTCGTGGATGAGCTCTCGGGCAGCAAGGCAGAAGTATCGCGCAAGGTGGCTGCCCTGGATTACCAGGAACTGGTGGCCCGCTTCGGGGAGCTGGTCCCTGAGGAAAAGCGCAAGGGGAAGCTGGTGGCGTTTTTCGAGAATCTTTTCACCCCCTCCATTGATCGCACAACCACGGAAGAAATTTCAACGAACGATATGGAAATCAAAACACTGCAGGCTGCCTTATCGCTGGGCGAAGGGGCAACCGAGAACGAGGTGCTGGATCGGATCCGGCAGATGGGCGCGGATCTGGCCACTGAAAAGGCGGCCAGTGAAAAAGCGCAGAAGGAGCTGACAGATGCCGCTGCTGCCAAGGCCAAGGCCGAGAAGGAGCTGGAGGAGTACAAGAAGAAACCGGGGGCCGCACCGGCCACTGTGGATGTTGAAACAGACAACCTTGAGGTCAGCGACCAGGCGGGTTCATTTACCGAGGCCCTGGCCTATTGCCAGACGATTCTCCGAAAATAAAACTTTTCACTATGTCGATAGATATTGCACAAAAACTGATCGAAGCCGGCACCAAGTACAAGAAAGAGTTACTGGCCATGCCGGTTGCCGTGTTGCAGGAACTCCTGCCGCATTTCACGCTTCGCACGGGAATTCAGGGGAAGGTAGTCGGAGGGCTGCTGACCACTGACGCTGAACTGCGGCCTTACCGCACGGCAAAGGATGCCGATGGCGGTGCCACTGTCACGCCCTATGAATGGGAGACCTTTCTGGGGGATATGGTAAAGGAATTTGACCCTCATGCCATTTTGGGCACCCTTTACACGGAGCTCACCTCCAAAGGGGTGAAAGAGTACGATTTCGTAAAGCGCGTAGCCCTGGAGATGTCCAAAAAGGTGGGCGAAAAGCTTTACGACAACGTGTTCACGGCAGTGAGGAACCCGGCAGGGAACTACACCTCGGACCTGTTCGACGGGTACGAAACCCTGATTGCCAAAGGGGTGACGGCCACAACCATCAGCGAGGCCAAGGGCAACTTCATGGATCTGACACTGACTCCGCTTTCGGAGGCCAACGTGGGGGATGTGCTGAAAACGGCATGGCGAAACCTGGACCGGATTTTCAAGAAACAGCGGGTCAAGCTGCTGATCCCGGAAACGATCCTTGATCTGTACGAGGACTGGTATCAGAACGAGTACAGCACCCAGCCCTGGAACTCGGGCATCGAGCAGAAGTACCTGGTCGGATCCCGCGGACGCTGCGAACTGGTGCCGCTGAATCCAATGAGCGGGGACTACATGATCTTCACCAACAAGGAGAACATGAACCTGGGGGTGGACCAGCAGAGCGACCATGAGACCATCCGGATCAGGGAGTGTGACAACCCCAAGCTGGTCCAGTTCTTCATGAAAGCCTACTTCGGGGTGGGATTCGAGACCATCCAGAAGGAGTATTTCACTGCGGTAAAAATTGCTATTGACGGAAGATAACAGGGGGATAAGAAATGGCAGATTTATTTGAATCCCTGAACTGGGTGGACGGGCAGATCAACCCGTCGGGGATAAAGACCACCCTGTATTACTGCGAGAAGGCGGCCATCGCGGCATTTCCCAGGGTGAAGAGTGCACCCCTGAGCGCTGTGGAGAATGTTTCCCTTGACGGGGACTTCACCATGGTGGCCGGAAAAACCTTCAAATCCATTTACAGCACCCAGGGAAAGGGAAAGGTATCGTGGGAGACCCTGGGGGAGAAGGACTGCAAGATGTTCAAGGCAAAGGGAGTGTTCAAGTTCCCCGACATCAACGATGCCGGCAAGAGCATTGCCAAAGCCTTTGTAAATGCCAACTGCTGCTTTGTGGTACCCCTGCCCCATGAAACGGAGAAACGCTTCGTGGTGCTGGGGGATGCCGATTACGACACCACTTGCACCATCACGGGGGACAGCGGAGATGAGCCCGGATCGGCCAAAGGGATCACCATCGAGATCGAGGTACCCACCACCACCCCGCTGGCCAACTACAAGGGTGTACTTGTACTGCCCGACGGCAGCCTGGACTGTGCCACTGGAGTATTCACACCGAGCGTTCCATAGCAATTTACCTGATTGATTGAAAAAGGGAGGCGGCCCAGTGTCGCCTCCCTTTACAGATCAACCGGGATGAAGGACTACAGATAACCATTACCATGATCCCGGAATCCGGGATTTTTTATTTGAGCAAATGGAGAACAAAGAGATATTGGAATGGCTGGAAGGACCGGGGGATTACGAGCAGGGCCGCGCCCTGTTCGAGAAGTATTCCAGGAAGAAACCCCTGATTCAGTTGTTCCGGCGCAAGTACAAGCCTGCGGTTCTGCGCTACAACCTGGAGAAGCTGGCCCATCAATGCATTCAGGTGGATTCAGCAGAGATAAAGACGCGTGTGGGGCCCTGCGCACCACGCCGGCTGGTGGTGATGGATGGCCGGGTAAGGCTGGAGGATCTGCCCTGCCATCTTCGGCCCCTGTACGAGCAGAACCGCACCCTTTACAAGCAGATGCGTGCCCTGCATGAAAAGATGAAGCTATCCACCCAGGAAAAGCAAAGGGCGAAGCTGCGGGAGGAGATTGCACGCTACGACGATGTGATTGCCGGCAATTGGGAACAGATTGACGGGTGGGACCCTGAGGGGGACCACACCAGCGAAGAAGCGGATCCGGTCGCGGAAGAGGAAACGATAAAACAGATCGGGGCCATCCGTAAATTCCTAAGTGTGAACATGCGCAAAGCCAGGGAGCTGGAAGGGCTGAAAAGGCAGCAACTCATTTTCAAGATCGGTGACAGGGCCCGGCAACTGGAGAAATTGGGAATAAAAATCAAAGCATCAACCCGGAATGAACTCGAAGAACTCGGAATCGATCTGTGAGTGTGATGGCTTTGCCATGTACCTGAATCAGCAGGTGCAGTCGCACAATGTATTTGACTACCTGCTGGAGCGGGCCGGCCATGCCGAGCGGATGATCATCAGCTCCTTTGCCATCACAGAAGCCTATGTACGGCGCATCATCCGCAACCGGGAGCACATCGACAAGATAGACCTGATCCTGGATTTTACCATTGCCAGCCGCAATCCGCGCATCACCATGTATGCGGCCCAGAACGTGGACAACCTGTACCTGGTGAACAACCACAGCAAGATCATTTACGTGGAGAGCCGGGGACAAAGCATGGCAGCTGTCATGAGCAACAATGCAACCAACAACCACCGGTTTGAATCGGGGGTTATCATATCCGACAGTTCTAAGGCCCAAACCTTCGGGGAGGCCTTCGAGCTGGTCATACAACAGGCGGTGAGATATGGATGAAAACCAGGTTTACAGCAAGGTTGAACAATACGCCTCGTTGTTTTTGACCATTGATGAGATTTGCCTTTTGTGCGCACTCGAACCCACTCAATTCCGACGAGAAGTACGAAACGGAAAGAGTAAGCTGGCCCAGGCTTACTTGAAGGGCAAACTTGAATCAATGGTCCAGATCCGGCGCATGACGGTTGAATTTGCCAAAAAGGGCAGTCCACAGGCGGAGTCCCTGGTCAGGGAGTACATTGAAAAGATGGAGAGCAATGAGTAAGCGCAACACCCTGGACAAGTTCCACAATGTGATGTTCGTGGATTTCGACGAATCGGCCCTGACCCTTGACGAGAGGGAGATGTTAAGGCGTTACAGGGCGGTTTTCACCCTGAGTTTGGAGAATCCCAGCATGACCGACACCAAGCTCAGGGATTACCTGATGGACGAGTTCGGGGTGAACATGGCCACGGCCTACAGGGATCTGTCAAATGTCAGGGTACTACTGGGCAATGTCCAGAATGCGGGCAAGGAGTGGATCCGCTACATTGTCAACGAAACGCTGAAGAAAGCCATCGAGGATGCCAAGCTGATGGGCAAAAACGGGATCAAGCTGATGATCCTGGCCGCTGACAAGCTGGGCAAGTACAACCGGCTGGACAAGGAGGATGCCACGGAACTTCCCTGGGATGAGATCATCCCCCAGACGATCGAGCCCACTACGGACCCGACGGTTTTGGGGATCAAGCCCCTGGCCAACAAGGAGGAGGAGATCCGGCGGATGTACGAAAAGTACCGGGACGAGATCGAGATCGAGGACATAGGTTATGAACCTGCAGAGCAGTGACATGGAGCAGCCAAAAAAGATTTATTTCACGGATCCGCAACTGGAGTTCCGTTATACGGCGGCCCACACCTCGGTGATCGTAGCCGGAAGAAGGTTCGGAAAGACCCACGGGCTGGCGGCTCCCTGGCTGCTGCGGAACATCCAGTACATGCCCCAATCCTCCGGGGGGATAGTGGGCACCGCCTACCAGCGGATCCTGACCCAGACCCTGCCGGGGACCCTGCAGGCGATGGATGACATGGGCTACAAGCGCAACATCCATTACTTCATCGGGATGCGCCCTCCCAAATCGGCGGGATTCAAAAAGCCGGTCCGGGAACCGGCACGCTACGATCATGTGGTGAGCTGGTACAACGGCAGTGTTCAGTACCTGATCAGCCAGGACATCCCGGGGACCAGTAATTCACTCACCCTGCAGTACATCATGGGGGACGAAGCCAAATACCTGGATTTTGACGTTCTCAAGGATGAGACTTTCCCGGCCAACGGGGGCTTCAAGGGCCCGTGGGCCAACTGCCCCTGGTTGAATTCGATGCTGTTCATGAGCGACATGCCGACCACAAAAAAGGGCAGCTGGTTTTTAAACTACAGGGAGAAGATGGATCCCCAGCTGATCGCCATGATCCAATTCCTGGTCACAGAAGTATACCGACTTAAAAACCTGCCCCAGAACAGCTACACAGCCAGGTTACTGAGCGACTACCGGCGCAAGCTGGCTCAATTCCGGAGTGTGGCGGTCTATTACAGGGAATGGAGCTCGATTGAGAACATTGAGCTGCTGGGCAAGAAGTACATCGCCCAGATGAAACGTGACCTCCCTCCCCTGGTCTTCCAGACCTCGATCATGTGCATACGGCCCGGAAAGCTCAAGGATGGCTTCTACCCTGCCCTTTCGGAGAACAAGCACCTTTACACGGCCTTTGACAACAACTACCTGATGAACCTGGAATATGACCTTAAAAAGGCCGCAGACCAGGATTGCCGGCAGGACGGGGACCTGGACCCCACAAAACCCATTTGCGTGGCATTTGACTACAATGCCAATATCAACTGGCTGGTGGCAGGGCAACGGGATGGTATGAAGATGAAGGTGCTTAAAAGCTTTTACGTGAAGTATGAGCGCAAGCTCAGGGAACTGGTGGATGACTTCTGCTCCTATTACCGGTACCACCACACCCGGGAGGTGGTCTACTTTTTCGACAACACGGCCCTGGGCAGCAACTACGCGGTATCGGAGGAGGATTTTGCCTCGGTCATTTGCAGCCAGTTTGAAAAGAGGGGCTGGAGCACAGAGCGGGTGCATATCGGCAACCCGGTCAAGCACCATGAAAAGTACCTTTTCATTGACCAGGCCTTCAAGGGACAGAAGTACCTTTTCCCCCAGATCAACCAGCTCAACAACGAAGCCCTGGTGATGGCCATGCAGCACACAGGGGTGAAGGTGGGCCCCAATGGCTTTCAAAAGGACAAATCTGGGGAAAAGGAGGAAGAAACGGAGGAGGACCGGCTGGAGCACCGCACAGACGGGACAGACGCATTTGATACCTTATTTATAGGGATGAACTTTTACGGGGAGTATATCTATTCGGGAAGCGGAAAGAGCGCCGGAATGGGGATCATCGGCTGAATCGACCAAAAAAAGGGGATCCGCCGCAGGCGGATCCCCCTCACCGGGCAACCTGAAAAGATCAGAACCTGATCTGCGTTTCGACCTCCTTGATCTTGGACTGGAGAATCATGCGGATTTCATCCAGGACCCTGGCCACCACCGCGGTATTGGAGGTTTTAAAGTCCGCACCGGAGGCGGTATCCCTCAGGATGATCTGGGTGCTGAAGCCATCCACCCCGATCTTGAAAGCCTGCAGGTTGCGGTACGAATCCTGGAGCTTACGCCACTTTTCAATCAGAGCGGTCAGATCCTCCACCACTGAGATCCGCTGCTCCAGGGTAAGCTCCGGTTTGGGTGCTTCTGCCTCAGGAACCACAATCTGTTCCACAACGGGATCATTGTTTTTCACTACCTGCATGGGAGCAGATTCTTCGACTGAAAGGTCAGCTGTTTTTTTGGCTGTATTTGCCATAAGTAGTCACCCCTGCCCTGGGGATTTATTTTGGCATCTGGCTCGCCGGTTATTCAATAATTACGCTGCCCCCACCATTGAGCTGCCAGGGATAATGTCAACCATGCATCACGAAAAGCCAGCACCTGGGGTAATGTCAGTTTCCGGCCTAAAAGCCAACCAAAGGGGGAAACTGAACTATCCCCTTGACAGTTCCATGGAGCGCAAATAACTTTGTGGCGGAATTAGAGAATAGACATATTTTGACAGGGACAAAAAAAAACCGCCCCGGTTTTGGACCAGGACGGCTTACTAAACAAAACAAAAATGTGTAGCTACTCCTTCAGGAACTACAGCGCAAAAATAGTCATTATAGTAGAATCCCGGGTTAAAAGTTATAAACCAATTTCCCGGAATCAGGAACCTTACACCCTAGCTTTTGGTATAACAGGCTGTCATCCAACACCAATTCACGGATCACCACCTTTCCCTTATAGTTTAAACCAACGTCGCAAACAGTAATGAAAGCGCTGTTGAAGGGCTTCATCAAGGCAATTTCACCGAAGAGGCCGTTAAGGCAAAGATTCAAAAGGGAAATCCGGAAAAACGGGTAAAAAGTCTCCATTCCGTAAAATTGAAGGTTTCGATTGAACTTTGCAGCGGCCAGGAATTTTCTGCCGGTATTGCAATCATAATCGGTTACCCGTGTCACAGGATCTATACAATTATGAATTCCGGGAAGCATATCACAGAACCTTTGACTTTCAATCCGGGCAGGGCTATTGAAATTCCGTATATAGAACTCTCCAAGTACGTCATTTAATCCTGAGCCACTTGAAATCATTTCATCCAGCAATGAATAATAGGTTTCAATGAACAATTTCCGGTCTTCCTTTGAGTAACCTATAAGGATTTTACGCAAATAAAGTGGATCATTATTGTCAGAATTAAGGGAAATGGCCGTATCCAGAAATTTGGAAAAAGCTCTGCTGAGCCCCATTCCGGAGCCCAGCAGAAGCATGTTTTGAGTAAAGGATTTCAGTGCCATGATCAGGATGCCAATTGGGTTTTCATTTTCCTGGTTTCGACCTCCTCGCAT